AAATCTTTCAAACGTTTGGGTTTACGATCATTGACGAAACGCATCATATTGCCGCCGATGTATTCAGTAATGCATTATTTCAAATTGTGACTCCTTACATGCTTGGTTTATCAGCAACCATGGAACGAAAAGATGGAATGAGCAAAGTATTTAAACTATTCTTAGGTGATATTGTCTATTCGGCTCAACGTGAAAAAACCTTGGTGTACATTCATAAAGTGAATTTTACAAGTACCGATGAAGATTTTAATACGGTCATTACTAATTTTAAAGGTGAAACCAATTATACCAGTATGATTAAAAAGTTAAGTGAATTTAATCCACGAAAAGAATGCATTTTAAAAATTCTTGGTTTATTATTACAAGATCCCACGACACATCAAGTGATGATTTTATCACATACGAAAGCATTGTTAGAATATTTTCATAGTGCCATTGAACATAGAAATATGGGTACGGTTGGATATTATGTGGGTGGAATGAAGCAGACCGCGTTAAAGGAAAGTGAAACTAAAAAAATTATATTGGCTACCTTTGCCATGGCGGAAGAAGCCTTGGACATCAAAACATTATCTACGTTAATTCTAGCTACTCCTAAAAATGATGTGACACAAGCAGTAGGTAGAATTTTACGTGTAAAACATGAAAAACCAGTTGTCATAGATGTGGTAGATTCACATAACACGTTTAGTAATCAATGGAAAAAACGCAGAGCTTATTACAATAGTCAAGGATATACGATCATAGAATCGCATCATGAAACTTACCCAAATGCTCAAACAACTACGAAAAAAAAATCAGTTTGTTTATTAAAATAATGTAATATCATATGGCAAAAACCAGAAAAACAACGACGAAAAAATGTAAAACTAAAAAATGTCATTTTATTTCCTTGTGCAAAAAATACATCATGGTAAAGAATTTAGACCGAGTTATCAAAACAACCTGGTTACAAAAAAATAACTGCAATGTTTTTTTAATTGGGGAAGTTCATAGACCTCATCAAAAATGCATACCCCTGATAGACATGTTTAAAAATTTAGTTCAACATGCTTCAACCATAGACATTGATTTGTTCGTAGAAATATTTCAACATGATACCGTTCATCTATTGGATGATTATAAAGTACCTAAAAAAGATTCACAAATCAATCATGTAAGAAAATATTTCAATAAATGTTTTACAGAACATAATTGTCCTATGCGTATACATTGGGCAGATCCAACACAAACCAATCTTCAAAAAAATATAGCTCCCTGGTTAATTGAATTATCCAAATATTCATTTACTTTTTTTACCAATGCGTGGTTTAAAAATAAAAAAATTACTTCTTTTTTTAATAAGGAACAAGATATTCCACGTTTATTAACAGACAATCGTATTATCGTCAAAGAAATTGGAAAAGCATCTATGGTTAACAAGCACTTTACATTAGACTTTGCAACTAAACTATTTATGGAGTTTTATTTTAAAAATAAAGAAAAATTTATTAAAGCATATAATAAATTTAATTGGACACATCTTGTAACGGTTCAATTACGATTTGTGATTGATTTTTATGTTGCTGCTAGAATCATTAAATCCAATATGAAACATGTTATTTATTATGCAGGTTATGCCCATACAAACAACATCACCACCATTTTAAATGCATTAGATTTTAAAACAATGGAATTGGTAAATGGAAATTGTTATGATCCAGTAGACGTATCATTTTTTTAAAGGTTTATTTTTGTCTGAATTTGTAATTTTAGTTTCTTGACGCTTTTTTGAATCGTCACATGCTTTTACAAAATGACTAGGATATGTTTTATCATAATAATTCGCCCATACTTTCCAATCTTCCATATTCATCTACGATAAATTATATTCATATTGTTTTACATAAAAAAATATCATGATTATACTATGATCATACTTTTCATATTATTTATTTTAATTTTTTTATATATTTGTCAATCTTTCATGTTTATAGATGGATTTTCAGTAACACCCGTATCCTATAGCACACAAACCGTAGAATCATTTACCAAATATTTAACAAGTAAAAATATAAATCAATCCGTGATTAAATCAACCATATCCGAATATGAAGCAGCTGGTGTTCCTGAAGCGAGTGTAAATACCTATGTTTCTACCGGTAAATGGCCATATTCAAAAGATTTTACATCTGTCTATTTGAAAAGTAGTAGTAATGCAAAAATGGAAGATTTAACATTGCCTGAAGAAATCACAGTTAAAAATATTTCCAAACTACAAGGAAATATGAGTTTATCTTCATTACGACCATTCAATCTAATGTGTAAAACGGATGCATCGGGTAATTCTATAGGAGAAGGTATTTATACGATTAAAAATTCACAGCCAGATGAATATGTAACGGGAGATGATTTACTTATCAAAGCACCTGGATTTACATTTTTAAAAGAAGAATGTAATCCATGTGACATTTTGAATAATAATTATGATTGTCCGTTTTCTGTTCCAGGAAGTGATAAAAAACCATTATTGCCAAATTCCATGTTACGTTATGTATGGAATATGTAAAAAATTGAATGATTTTTGAAATTAAAAATAAACAACATGGAGTTGCCTTTACCGGATGACCTTATACGTTTAATACAAGAATTTATCATTTCAAATAAAATTTCTTGGCGAGCTGAATATCACTTTCATAAATTAGTTACAAAATTTAAAGAAAAGAAGTTTGATACGAATTGGACCATTGAAAGAAAAACCCATTATTTAATATGGGAACGACGCGAAATTCAAAAAACGATCACCTTTAATTCATATCAACATGATTATGTGGTTAATAAAATGCATAATGCAGTAAAACAGTATTATTCTCCTTTATTGCATTATTTAATTTGTTATAAAAAAAAAATATTTATTTCTATGTGGAAACATGGTCTATGTTGTGTATTAGGAGAACAATATCAAGGTACGTTATGTCAAGAACTCTATTTTAATCAATTGCGTGAAGTAGCACAAAACCATGTTGACAGTGCATCCCATATAAAAGACTGGAACGGATGTCTTACCAAGGAAGATTACATTAGCATGTGTTTACTTCAAAAATATATATAAAAACGATATAAAGAGATTCACAGATATAATGTATCTTCTGATAGCTCAGTTGGAAGAGCGACGGACTGTAAATCCGCAGGTCATGAGTTCAAATCTCATTCAGAAGATGGTAGTTCTTGTAGCTCAGTTGGTTAGAGCGTGCGACTGTTAATCGCAAGGTCAACGGTTCGATCCCGTTCAGGAACGTAGTTTGTAAGTTAAATATGTTGTCAATGCAAATAATATACCTCCCCATAATGTATCTGTCATGACCGTTCGTATGCTCCATTTTTTTAATAAAGCATACGTGGTCGTTTCATACACTCCATAAATAACGATTCCTAATATAAATGCATCCATCACGGAACGACGTGGTTTCAAAATAAAATAATTCAAGCCACCAATTAAAAAAAGATAGCATAAAATAGCACCCATCATATTTACTTTCATTGGACTTCCTTGTACAGACATGATTTGTTGTTTAAACATGTCTGAAATGGTATAAATAAAGATGCCGTCTAAAATAAGTAAAAGTAATGAACTGGTAATTAATTGGTTCATATATTATAGTTTGAAAAGATTCCATGAAACATATTGTTTATTTATATAATCATATCCATGAATTAGTTTTACGTCGGTTTGGTGATCCAGTTTGTAAAAAAGATCTCTTCCTTTTTCATTCAATGACGTATAATACACATCATATTTTATGCGATGATAATTCGCATCATAATGATCTGGATAAATATGATCAATATAATGGTACTCTACTTTATCAAGAGTACCTAAATGATATTCTTCAAGTACCAAACGTACAAATGATTCGTCTGCTTCACTTAAATCCAGAAATGAAAACGAATGCATATTTATATGAAATAAATTATCTATTCAAAACTAGAATTTAAAAATTGAGTTAACGTATGAACGGTTGGTTTTGCATCAAAATCAATGATAGAATCGTCCTTTAGTAATTTAATGGTCGGATATTTTTCAACATTATATTTATTGGCAACTGCTTCATTGATATCACAATCAATTTCCTGAAATAAAATTTCATATCCATCTATTTGTTTACGATTCCATTCCGATTTAAATTTATTCCATTCAATCATAGATTTTTTACTGTAAGGACACCATGTTGTATGAAAAAACATTAATTCGCATGTTTTTTCTTCATTACCGTCATCTTTTTTTTTTAACTTTTTTTTAACAATGTACATGGCAAGAAAAACTAATCCAAAAAAAAGTAAAACATATAAAAATACTTTTAGCATACAACATAAGGCGTTAAAAATTTATAAAGTTTCGCGTATTTTTTCTAAATGAATAAATCGTATAGGCTTGGATCTACTGACATGATGCCACAATTCAGCTTGTTGGGTTGCTTTTAACATTTTCAAACGATCCGGATTTTGTGAATATTTAGCATGAGCAATGTCTTCCATGACAGCATCCGACATGTCATTCCACTTTTTCATGTCCTTGATCACAATTTTTTTACGGTTGGATTGTGCTAAAGCTCCATCTCCTTTACCTAAAGGTGTATCTGAAGTTAATGAAAATTCATAAGCAAATGCATCATGCTTATACGTTTTAAATTTAGATGCTTGATAAGCATGCTCAATGCTATTCCATGTTGTACCTGAAGGAAACGATTTTTCTAAAACTCCTTCTCCGGTCCATACAAATGGAGCTACATCAAAATTGCTTAATTGTTTTCTAAACTGATCTATGGTAGATAGTTCTTTATAGTCAGATGGATTGGCAACATATTCACTGCTTCCTTTTCCTGGAGCTACATTTTTTGAGCCAGAATAAAATACAAGTTTATCAGGTTTATTTGGATCTACTTCAGGTTTATTTGGATATGCTTCTTTAGGTTCAGATTCTTCGGGTTCATCCATCTTCATCTCTTTTTGCCATAATCCAATGATAGAGATTTGTTTATCATGAATGTCATACCTTTTTCCTAAAACGGATATTTCAATACGATCCCGTTCTTTTAACTCGGAAAATTCAGGATTTTGATAATGATGATCACGTGATAAAAATATAATGAATGGATTTTCACCGAATCTAGTCGTGCCTTTACTCCTGCTTTTGTATTATTTTCAACAATACATTTAATTTTTTGTCCAGCAATAGGATTAGCTAAATTACATTTAAATACAACATTAAATGTAACCAATGCTCCTTTAATGACGCCATAAGAAAAACGAACTACCTCAATAGAATCGCGTTGTAAATAACCTTCCTCTAAACATTTTCCTTCCAATGATTTCATTGAATTTTTAATCAGCTGTTTTACATCACCCCCAATTTCATTCATGGGTATCGTAATAAGGCGTGTTAATAATGCGGATTGATAGACGTTATCCATATTATATAACTATCTAAATATATATTTTTAATCAATTTTAATAAATATTGTGCTTTCTTGTTTTACGCCTACGCTTACGTTTTGTTCCTCTTCTAACTGCTGAATAAAAACATAATCGTTCAAGCGAGTGTAATTTATTCGTTGGAATAGGAAATACAGTTTCAAATCCTGAAAGACACATGTTAGAAAATACATTGTAATGTTTTGTAACTGTATTATGATTTGCATAAAATCCAGTATTTCCATTCCTAAAACGAATATATCCTCCACTTGTATACGTAGAAATTAATTTATTCAATTTGGCTGTATACGCATCTAAGGTCTTAAATGTGTCAAATGCAAAATCTTTATATTCATCCATATCTGAAATTTTTTTCATATAAGGATCGGGTGATTTTAATACATAATGACCATCAGGACCAGAACCAAATCCCATACTATAATAATCGTCATTTCGTTTTATGACAACTACAAAATGTTGTGCTGGTATGGCACCTCCCATTTTGATATTAATTAAAAATAATTGGTATTCATCCTCTTCGTTAAATTCCATAGGATTTATGATAAGATGATGTGTACGCGGATAATAATACGATGAATGATCATACGTCAATCCATTTTTTTTAACCATGTCATCTAAACTTTCATACCCTATTGCTTCTTGATAAATAGACAACATATATTAAGATTATATTTTATGAATTCGTGATTTAAGTAATTTAATAGGTGTATTTCTTTGATTATGATATTCAATGACCTCTATTGCATTTAAAAACCATGTCTTTTTTTGATATTTTTTTAACTGTAACATACGCAACACCACTTCCGTGATACAACATGCTTTATCCCGTGTCAAACTTGGATACGTATCTCCTAATATTTCATTCAAACGCGGTAAAATCGCAGCAGTAATATTTCCATTTAACGAAGCATTTTCACACACTTGTCCTGTGGATGTTTTATCCACCATACGTTTTGTTTTTAATGTTCGTATCTCGTCCGATTTATTTGCAATTCCACCAACAATGTGTGCAAAATCATACGTTAATTCTGGTGTATCTAATGATAATGTTTTTTGCCAGGTATCATTTTTTTCCAACGTAATGACGGTGGTATCATTCCATAATTTCAAATATTTATCTTGAATGACCGTAAAATAAGATTTTATTTTTTCTTCAAATTCATTCAAGTCATTAAAAAATAAATAATTCACCAAAACAAAACACTCTTTATAATTTAACGATTCAACAATGTGGGCAAGAATGATGGTATCATAATCTTTTTCGTCTACATCCAAATGTTTAAAACTGTGTTTTTCTACAATCGGTTTTATTTGAGGGATGAGTTCGCACCATTCATTGCCTACTGCAAGTTTTAAAGGTTTTTGAGTTTTTTTATAAGATTCATACATCTCTTTAAGAATGGTTTCTGCTGATTTTTCAACCACCGGTTCTTCTGGTTTAATGATGATGGAATGACTAGATATGTTAGGTGGAATTCTACGTTCATACATGGTACTTTGTAAAGGTAAATGTTTGGGTTGAAACAAATAATATTTTTCACGATTGATAATGTACCCTGCACGATTCAACATGTCTTTACATTCTGTTTTAACCTCTATCATGTGATGTAAAGCCTCATATATTTGATGATACGAAACATAGGTAGTAGATAAATTAAGTTGTTTGAATATGTCTTCTGCAGTATACAAATACCCATGTCTAAAAAAAGGACGAATTTTTTCAATCATATAATTCAAATGCTCTAACCCCAAATCAATCTCACTTTTTGTTGAAACATAATTGCATGTATAATTACACTCCATAAAATCACACATCACTGAATATGAATTATCATTTAATTTATGATCAATCATCTCACCATTGGATAATTTTTGTGGAACAGTAAAATCAAGAAAGTGGGACTTCATTTGAGCTAAATTCATTTCACAATCTATCGCATTTTCTTTTAAAATACGCGATATTTTTCCAATTTTGTACGCCTTTTCTTCTGCATACCGATACAAATAATGATCTGCCGTTTCTACCTCCCCAGCATAAGTAACATATAAAAATATTTGTGCATTTCTTTCTTCAAAGGGTAAATTTTTATGACTACATAAACGAATTCCACGTCCAATGATTTGTTCAATGCGATTCATGTGCCACCAAGGATCCATAATATGAATTTGCCGAATGTTTTTAAAATCTACACCTTCTGATGCTGCGTTAGTAATCACCACCACTTTAATAAGATCTCCATATTTATTTTCAGGCGAATTTAATAATGCGATTGTCTTTTCAGAATCAGATAAATCAGATCCTGTCATGACACAATAATGTCCAATTTTAGGTTTAGATGGCTGTAAAAAATTCTGTTTATTTCCATATCTATGGTAACCCATGGATTCTAATGCTAAGGCAGTAGGAATAAGACCATTGGATACAAATCTTGTATATACTAAAACAATCCCTGTAGATTTTTGTATGGATGTACAAATCGCATGCAGTTTAGCACTATATTTTTGTAAATGGTCTACATGAAAACATTCTTCTGTATTTTTTTTGTAACTATACGTATGATTATTTACTTGCATGTAACTAGATACATTGGTTTGGTGTGAATTAGGATACGTCATATTCAGCAAGGATGAAATGGGATCAAACTCTTTTAACGAAAAGGACGATATATTACTTGCTACTGTTTTGATTAATTGATTGTATTGTTCTGTTTGATATTTACTCATGGTTACAAAAAATACTTTGGTTTTAAGAGGAGTAATTGGTTTTTGATCTAAACTTTTTGTAGGAGATACCGATGGTGTTGGATAAATTCTATAAGGAAAGGTAAATGGATTTTCACCTTTGACAAACGATACATATCCACGAATGATGTGAATAAATTCTTCTTTTTTACTATCATCAAATACATTTTGTTTAAAAAAATTACTTTCTTGCAAGATTGATTTTTTATCATTTTTTCGTAATAAATTAATGATCCACATGATTTCACTAGATTCATTGAACATGGGGGTAGCAGATAACAGTAATAATTTTACTGTGGTATGATCCACAATTAAATCTAAGGCTTGACTTGGTTTCAAGGTATCTGTACCTTCATTGTCTTTGATGTTATGAATTTCATCAATGATGATCATGCAATTTTCAAAATCAGACAATTTACCTTTACGTTTATCTTCTACCAAATGCGAAAATTCAACATACCCCATAAATTTATAATATTGTTTGATTAACAATTCAATTTTGGATACGAGTATGTCTTTGTCAATCAATTGATTATCTGGATTTACTTCTCGTAAAATTGCATTTCCAATACAGCTTTTACATGTCCATTCACCTCCTTTTTTAATTAAATGAGACTCATTAAAAAGTTGTTGTTTAAAATTGGTTTTGATATTATTTCCACCTAAAATATAAATTTTTTGTTTTAATCCGCTTTGTTTTAAAAAAGAACGATGTTCTTCTGCGATAGTAATGGCTGAACATGTTTTACCTGTACCAAGACCATGATACAATAATAATCCATTGTAAGGTGTTTCATTGGATAAAAAATTTCTAACTAATAATTGATAAGGCGATAATTCTATTTCTGAATTGCAGAGAGAATTGGACAAAGCTTCTAATTCTTCTACATTTTTAGGTGAATGAACTGTCCCTTTGATGGTAAAATCTTTATATTTAGATAATTTAGTATTAAAATCCATGTCATCCAAAGAAGGATATACATCTTCACGGATCATCATCATTTCCAATTTAATAGCAAATCCAATCGTGATTATATTTAATTTTTGACATTGAAACTTCATTTAGAATATACTTATATAAAATATTTAACAAGTAATCATTTTTTTAGTTCCAAATAAAGATCTATTTATTTTTTTACCCTTATCATGCCATTTTTTTGTTTCAGGTCTACTTATCATTTTATAGTAAGGGTTGTAATCTTTATAGGAATCAGCATCATGATAATCGTCTACCATAAAATCATAATCGTCATAGGTAAGGTATTTATTATAATGTTGAATTGCAGTATGGTCTACGTTAATATGTTTTAAGATGTTAAAATATTTTTTAGGTACAAATTGAATGGTTGAATTAACAAAGGGAATATTATTTTGAAAAAATCCACAGTTAAATTTTGTATAATTTTGTGATATAAAATAAATTTTATTCCAATATGGATTAAAAATAGTATAAAAATGTGGCTTAATATAA